AACATCATGTGTCCCGTTTTTACCTTTTTCCCAAACACCAACAATTCTTTTTAGATTATTTTTTAAACTTTTTTTAATTGCAATGTCGTTTATTTTATGATCTAAAAATTCATAAAAAGGACCTAACTCACTTTTACTCCATTTTTTTAATCCTATTTCCATAGGTCCACTATACTCACCGGCAGTTATAGAAGTACTTGCCTCGTCTAATTTTTTTGTTCTACTAATTGGAACAACCTTTTTATTTTTACCAGGTGTTGCATTAATGTTATTACCGTCATCATCACTAAATGTTGAGTTAGGGTGTTTCTTAATATAATTGGTAATTTTTTTGGCTTTAGATTCTATTTTTTTAATCTGTTTCTTTGTTACACTCATAGATCCATCATAACTATCAAATTCTAACATAGGACTGTCGTAATTGGAGACAGGAATTGTGAATGGTCCATTCTGTGAGTTTTTAAATTTTCTAACCCCTAACTGCATTGGAGCAACATATGAACCTCTACCACCACCATCTGAAGTTGCTTCAGATAAAACTTTCTTTATTAATTGATTTAAATCCATAATTTGTCTACTATTATAAATATCAACACAACATAAAATGGAAGAACAAGAGAATGAATTATTTGGTAACTTATTTGGTACCATAAATTTACTAAGTGAAGAACATTTAGATGCGATATTAATGTCTATGAATAAAGATCTTGCGTTATACTATTTAGTTGAGTCAGTTAAATCCGCACATAAACGTGGGGCATTTACAATAGGTGAGTCTGAAGTAATTTCTAAAGCAATTAGAACATTATCAAAACAAGAAGGTATAACAAAATAATTTATCTAATTATCTTTTCCATTGTTCCATCTTCATATACCTCAAAAATTAATCCTTTTGTGTCTTGGTTGACTTCTTGACCTAATATATTAATTAATTTAACAATTTCTTTAGATTTTTTAGTATTATCTATTGAGATTGGCCCATAAACTTTATTTTGACCATCAAAATCAAATTGTCTAAGTTTATAATAATGTATCACGTTGTTGTTAATTGAAAATGAATAACTATAATCTATTTTTGAGTTACTATTACCTGAGGCTGATTTAATCCCAATTGATTTCCAAATTTCACCATCAGTACTTTCTTCAATTTGAAAATAGTTTGAATTATACTCCGATGCGGTTGACCATTGTAATAAATTAAATGATGAGTATTTTTTACCCTCAAAGTATATTAGTTCAACGGGTAATGAGATTGGGGTTAGAACCTTAATACTAAACGTCCCTGTTTGATTACTAAAATAATCCCACAATCTTATATAAATTGTTTCTCCTGGTGTTCTACCTGTTATTTCTATATATGGCATTAACTCCACAGTTGAGAGACTATCGTCATTAAACGTTATGTATGTCAATGATGAAATTGTTCCTGAATATACCTCCATCACCATATCAGTTAATCCACCTAAGTCAGTATCTATTTGTACAATACCGTTTGATGGGACCGTAACCTTATACCAAACATCTTGTCCAAAATATTGTGGTCCCGTAGGTGTTGGTGCGGTGGTACTTGATGTTGAACCAACATTAGTACCTGAGATAAAAGGATCATTCACAACTAAATCTATTGCACCGCTGACTTCGTCATTAACGGGTGGGTTCGATAATTTTGTTATTAGTATTGAATACTCTCCGCATGTTGGATTTGGCCAAGTATCAATCCAAAGGTAGTAAGTACCTGCGGATAATTGTTGTGTAAACATTGTTGAAGAACCACTTGACGTTGTGGAGTAGTTTAAAACATTACTATTAGACGGTGTACATGACGAATGTAGGGATAGTATTTTCCAAGTAGCGGTACCTCCTAAATCAAATTGATAATTCCCCCCTCCCGATGGTACGGTTATTGACCATACGGCATCTTCTCCATTACCATAATTAACCGATCCAAAAGAATTGTCAGGATAATCGTTCGTTTTTCCACAAGTAGATTGGGTTCCTGTTGTTGTGGTACCTCCGACTGTTACAGGTACAGAAAGAGATGTAACCGTACTACAATTTGTATTGTTATTTAATGTTGTTGATATGTCGTATACATAGGTTGTTCGTCTATTTGCGTTACTACCTATCTTATCACCATTGATTCTTAATATTACAGATGATGATGGTTCATTCACTAACACGGTATATGTCGTTCCAACAGTTGGAACACTGGTAAATGACTGTACTACAGTCCAAGACGTTCCTCCATTCGTTGATTTCTCAACAAAAAAATCTCCGTTAGATCCGGATGATCTAACATTTAATGTTAATGTACCACACGTGTTCATTGATGGGAATCTTAGTTTACCTTGATCAGTCCCTCCATTAGTTGTTGACGAAGCTAATTGCACAAATCCCACCGAACCTGAACCATTTGCCACCCCTGTTGGTGAAATTATTGATTGTGTCATTGAGAATGTCCCCGAACCAACTGTTTGAGTCCAAGTACCATAAGTATTTCTTGAAGTCCAAGACTGAAAATTATCATTAATTTGTGAAAATACGTTACTGTTTGATAATACGCAAAACAAGAAAACAAAAAATAAATATTTCATATGATGTTAATTTTATTAATAAATACTTATGAAAAAATTTATATTCAACCATTAACTTAAATTGTTGAATATAATGGTAGTATAAATTAGCAAACACAAAAAAAGGAGACAATTTCTTGTCTCCTTTCTCTTATTCGGTATTAATTGATTATCTCAATTCTCTCAAGTCAAATGTTCTAACTCCATCAACTGTGATACGTCCGTAGAAACGGTTGTTAACCATTTTCTTAGCGTATCTCGTCATTATACCTTTGATAGGTGTAAAGTTGAATGGGTTATACATTGTAGGTGTCAATTGTAACGGTACATACGGTGCGTAGATGTAACCTGTATCCAACAATGATGTTCCTTTATGTCCTACTAACACTGTGTTAGCCGGGAAGTAAGGATCACGGAATACTTGGTAACGTCCTGCAAGAGTACCAACTCTTTCAATACCCATGTTATACTGATCTTGCTCAGGAGACGCATTAGATACGTGGAAGTATTCTAAGTCATCAAAGATTGCAGAAATCTCAGAAGAAACAACGATCCAGTTAGCTCCACCTCTCAATGTTGATTTGTGAATTTGTGCTGACAATTGGTTAATCGCAGTAATCAAAGTTTGATTCCAATCTTTTTGAGTATAAGATGTTGTTAAAGACAATCTTCTCCATCCGTTGTAATCCCAACGTAAGTTCCAAGCCGCTCCTTTTCTCAAGTCACGTAAGATCTCACGGTCAATCTCAGCTGCAACTTGCTCAGATAACAATGCAGTTAACTCAGCCTCAGCGTCGATGTTATGGAATGCCGCAACGTCTTGAGCTAACTCAGGAGACCATTGTGCTCTTAATTTTCTTTCAGTTACAGAAACAGTTACTGATTCTAAATCGAAAGAAACCTCACCAATTTTATCTTCAAACTCTAAGTTTTTGTATCTTCTGTAAACCGCAGTAAATGAAGAACCTGAAAGTACTTGAGTTAAAGTTGTTCCTGTGTATCCGTCTAATGTAGTACCACAAGTAGCACATACAGGACAAGATAAATCAACTTCTAAATAGATACAACCTTCTTGGTCACAGATGTCGTAGTAAGAACCACCGTTTCCACCATTACTATTTGAAGAACTTGGGAAAACAGTTTGGTTTTGACTACCATATTTAACAATACCTTTACCGTAGATTTGAGTTACAACTCTAAACAATAATGGACCGTTACCTACAGTACAAGGTGATCCTTCCGCAACAGTTAAACCTGAATCTTTAATGATTTTAAGGTCAGATAAGAAAGTTTCAGTATCAACCTCGTTACCATCAGGTCCGATTAATTTACCTTCACCAGCTCTGTTAAAATCACACATTTTGATAATAACTTTTCTTACTCCTGTCGCCGCAGTGTACAATGGATTATTGTCACCCGCATTGTCTAAAACACTACCGTTCCAAACTTGTACAGTTGTGTCCGCAGTAACTGCAGTCCACTCACCTTTAGAGTAATCAAACAATCCAGCAGGATCTAACTCAGCTTCTGAACCTTCGTAGAATAAATCATAAAGGTTTTTAGCGTAAGGGTTACCTGTTGTTCCACCTGGATATCCTGCGTTTTCATCTGCAGTTGGTCCGTTAGGTGATCCGATTGGTCCGAAGTGTTGTCCACCATTTGCGTCAGACCCACTTGTGTATCCTTGGATACGAGGTACAAAGAAGAACAATTTACCAATTGGTAAGTTCATTGCTTGTACAGAAACGATTTCGTTAGCCAATAATTTAGAGAAAACTCTTCTTACGATTGGGAAAACAACTGTTTCGAATGCTCCGTTAGAACCTTCAGAAGTTGCTTCGTTAATCAAGAAAGAAGCTTGGTTTTCATACAACTGTGCTACGTTTTCTTTTAGGTGACCTTTAAGGCCTTCAAGGAATCCTAATTTATCCCATTTGTTAATAGTATCTTCTTTGATAACTTTAAGGTGTTTTAACCCAATATTACCAACAAGACCTGATTCTAATAATGCTCCCATTTTTTTGGTTTTTTATTTTTTTTTAGTTTATTTTTATTTTATTTTTCCCATTAAATCTTTCATTCTCAAAAACTGAGGATTTTCATAAGTCTTAGATTCAATCAAATTAACGGCTGATCCTGATACAGGAGTTTTAGTTACCGCTTTTTCGAATGATTCGTTAAGTGAAGATTCCTTAGTTGTTTCAGATGAGAATTCATCCTTTAATGATTTGTAAAGACTTTTAGATTCTTTAAGTGTTTCAACATTGTCGAATCGTCTAAGTATATTTATTTTTTCTTGTTTTGTTGTTGAATGTTCTGTAAACAGTCTAGTTGCGTAAGCCAAGTTAGAGTTGAAAACCGCCACTTCATTTAATTTAGTTCTGAAAAGATTTAAAGCCTTTCTGTACTCTTCATTTTTAGACTTAAGTAATTCTACTTCAGTTTCACTAATGTGTTGAGGAGCTGCTTTTGGTTTTGGTAAACCTTTTCTTCCAAATCGTGTTCCCGCACCTAATGTACGTGAAGCTTCTTTAGTTTCTCTCTTTTTGATTGGTCTGAATTCACCGTCTAAATTTTCACCATCTTTATATGTGAATTTTTTAGCACTTCCTGTATTGATCATTTTCTTACCTTCTTTTTGTTTGGTAGTTTTATAATCCATAGTTTGTCCGTACTTAAATTTAGGTGATCCCATTCCCATTCCTTTAGCTTTAAATTTTGATTCCATTACATGATCCATGTCTTCTTCATCCATGTCTTCTTCATCCATTTCGATTTCATAAAGAACTTCGTCAGTTTCAGTTTCATACATTGGAGTTTCGTCCATTTCATGGTGTCTACGACTCATACCCATGTCGTCATCTTCCATGTCATCATATGACATTTCAAAATCGTCCATTTCAATTTCATACAAAGTTTCGTCTAATGTTAAATCATCTTCTTCATCAAGTTCTTCTTCTTCGTATTGTTCAGAAAGTTGGATAAAATAATCAGCTCCTGTTTCAGTATCTGATAATGTAATGTTATTGTTCGCATCTTTCTTTACGATAACTCCATCTTCGTCATCCATAGATTTGAAAACTTTGATTACATCTGACATATCTGCTCCAGTCATGTCAATTGCATCCTCATCGTCTTCCATACCCATGTCCATGTCTTCCATGTCGTCATCTTCCATATCATCTTCCATATCCATAGGTTCAGCACCTAAGTCTACATCTTCGACATCATCTTCTTGACCTTCAGGTTCAACAACCTCTTCTTCGTCTTCAACATCAATCTCTTCTTGTTCTCTAAGAGATTCTTTTACTAATGAGCTGATTTCATCCTTCATGGTAGAAGAAAGTATTCCTTTTGCATTTTCTTTAAGAGCTTCTTCCAAATGCTTGATTTGGAATAAAGTATCTTCAACAACTGATTTTTTGTTCATCTATAGTTTGTTTTACAATATAAATAGTGTGTAAATTAAAAAAATTCAATTTTTATGACTTTAAGGCAAAAAAAAATGGAAATAACTAATGTTATTCCCATCTTAAAATTTAATTTAAATAATGATTAATCGATCACCTCATCAATTTTACTTTCAGTGATTGATGTGATTCTCCAATCCATCGTATAGTGTTCATATACTTTAGTTACTTTAGCTTCAACATCAGTTGGGGTATATCCCAAGACCAATTTTTCTTCTCTTGTTTTTTTTACTTTTCCTGATTCAGTATCTAATAAATCAGATGTGATTTTAGCCACAAAATACTTTTCTCCTTGTTCCATAGTTTTTTTTTATTTATCTAAATAATCGGTTAATCTTTTCATTAAGTCAAGTGATTTGTTTCCACTTTCACCAACATGGCGATCTACCGACATTTTTTTGTCTTCTTCTAAGTTCTCTTCATATTTCATTCTATCGTTCTTATCTTGGAAAAGATATGCTCCTGGTGTTGACGGTGACGATACAAGGTCAAAACAAATAAGTTCAAAATCATCTTGTACTTCATTTTGTTCCCCAACCTTTTTAAGGGATCCCACACCACGAGATGATATACCTAAAGTAACTCCCTGACGTAAGTAGTTTGCCGCCAAATCTCCTTTAGTAGATACAACCCCTCTTTCATGGAAAC